GAGACGGTGCTTTTCCTCGTACACCGTAAAATATTAAGGGTTTACCAGTGAACCTCAACAAGTCAGCCATCGCCTCCCGCCTCGGCATCAGCGCCGCCGCCGTGGGGCAGTTGCTCAAGGCTCCCGACGCGCCCGCTGAAGTCGAAAAGGGGCTATTTGACCTCGCCGCCGTCCGTGCCTTCTGGAAGTCCCGCAAGGCGCTCGACAAGGCCAAGCCTACCGGAAGCTATGCCGACGAACTCAAGGCCAAGACAGCCGCACAGCGGGCGCTTCTGGAGTTGGACTTGGAAGTGAAGCGCGGCAACCTGATCGACCGGGACACCGTGGAGATGCAGCAGCGGGCATTCGTTCAGGTCGTCCAATCCGACCTGCTCAATGCCCACACGACCCTCGCGCTGCTGGTATCGGGCAAGACCGGCGCAGACCTGGAAACCGAGATCAAGGGCTTCATGCGGCGACTGATCCAGAGCTGGCAGAAGTTGGCAAAAAAAGAGGGCGGGAAGTGAACCTCGACCCCAACGCCATGCTCGGCCTGTTTGAGCTACCCCCCGATGGCAAAATCTGGGAATGGGCTGAAGAGTGTATCATCATCCCGGCGCGGACCCCGACCAACTTTCCCGGCGCATACCGTTCCGAGCTGGCAATCTACACGCGGGATATCCTTGACCTGATTCAGGATCCCGCCGTTAACACGATCATCTTTGAGAAGGGCGCACAGGTCGGCGCAACTCTGCTCGCCATCATCGCCCTCGCCTACTGGTGTGACGTTGACCCTGGCCCCGCTATGATTGTCTACCCCACTGAGGACATAGCCCGCTCGGTTTCCGAGACCCGCGTCATGCCAGTCTTCGAGGAGTCGCCCCGCCTTGCCGCGCTGATCCCCTCCGACCGCAAGCAAAACTGGACGAAGCTCCAATACCGCCTGAAAAAGAACGTGGTCAACTATGTAGGGTCCAACAGTCCCGCGAACCTCGCATCCCGCGCCGTGCGCTACCTGATCACGGATGAGGAAGACAAGTACCCCGCCCGCTCGAAAGAGGAAGCAGACCCCGTATCGCTTGCCAGCCAGCGGCTCAAGACCTTCGGCGGGCGGCGCAAGCATCTGCGAATGTCAACCCCTACCACATCAACGGGCCACATTCACCGCGCCTATCTGTCAGGCGACCGCCGCCGCCTTTACCTGCCCTGCCCTCACTGCGGCCTGATGCAGTTTCTCCAGTGGGCGCAGATCAAGTTTGACGCCAAGAAGCCCATCGATCAGGCGGCTATGAGTTCCGTTTACGAGTGCGCGGGCTGCAAGCGCCCCATCATGGACGGGCATAAGCCGGACATGCTCAAGAAGCGCGAATGGAAATCCAGCGCGGTATCGGATGACCCCGCTACGGTCAGCCTTCACCTCTCCAGCCTGTACGCTCCGTGGGTTACATGGTCTCAGCTTGTGCGCAAGTTTCTTCAGACCCGCAACAATCCTGAGCAATTACAAGACTTCATCAACTCCGAATTAGGCGAACCATTTGACCCCATCGATACGCGCATCTATGACGAAACGATAGCCGACCGCGAGGGCGACTACCCGGACGGCAAGGATTGGGCTGATTGCAAGACCTATGCCGACCGATTCAAGGGTCTGGTGCGCAACGAGGATTACGCCACATTCATCGGGTGTGACGTTCAAAAGGGCTACATCCGCATGGTGGCCCGCACTTTCCTGCGGTCAGGCGATTCAGCGCAAGTCTACCGCGCAGAGCTATCGGGATTCGACGCGCTCTTAAAGTTGGCCGACTCCCTGCAAGCGGAATACATCGGTATCGATACCCTGTACCGGCGCGAGGAAGTGCAGGAGTTTTGTTACGAGGCTGGCGCTGGATTCTACCCCATTCACGGCGTATCGACGCGGGCGGCTCCGCTTATTCGCCTTGAGGCAGGGTTTGACATCGACGAGGGAAAGCGCCGCGTTAACCCACAGGCCCGCACCCTTGACCGCTTTGCCATCCACAGCGACCAGGCGCTTTCCTTGCTTGCCGACTGCATCCAGCAGACGCGGGACAAGGCGGGCAACCCGACCACCCCGCAGTGGTTTGTCGGCAAAGGCGTCGGCGGAGATAAGGCGTATTGCCGCGAGCTGACGGCGCGAGTGTGTCAGGGCGGAAAATGGGTCAACCCGCAGCAGCGGGCGGACCACTACAGCGATTGTGAAAAAATCACCATCGCGCTTGCCGTGCATTTTGGTTTTTGGAAATGGGTGGACGTGGATGCCGACAAGGAGGGCGCTAAAGATGAGTGAAAGAACGTGGGCTTGTTTCCGTTGTCTTGGCAGCAAGCGGGTCATGCTGCCCGCTACTCATTCGCAACCCGACACCGATCATCGCCTTTTTTCCGTTCCTTGCCCGTCCTGCTGCGGGTCCGTAAACCTTAAGCGAAAAGTTGACATGCGGACATGGCGGCGGCGCGATGAAACGTGTCCTGAGTACGGTTTAGGGAATCGAAAACTTTAAAAATTTGACAGGCTAGGCTCTACAAGGATACTTGAACTGACAACTGAATAGGGCCGGACCTTTGGGCTGATCCCCCGAAGGCATGGCACAAGAAGGGCGCATCCGTCTAGGCGCGGGTGCGCCCTTTTTGTTTTCCCCCGGCCCGAGTTCTATCAGGGGGCAAATGGCGACAACCGACACACTACGCGCCGCACTGACCGCCGAGCTTTCGGAGCTGTGCCCGCTTGCTTCAAACCCCGTTGAGAACGCCGACCTCGCTATTGATATCGACGCCTATTGCAAGGCACGCGAGGCCGAGCTGCTGCTTACCGCCAACCATCTTTCCAACCGCTCGCAGGCAGGGCAGACTTTCGGCTATCGGGACGCGGCATCGGCGCAACGCATGGCGCAGACCATGGCGGCAAAGCTGACCCGCGCCGGATTCTCTCTGAACGTTGGCGCGACGACGCTTGCCGATATGCGCGGACTGAGGGAGCAAAATGAGATTCAATAAAATCAGCTCCTATATCGCAAACTTGAGTGCGTCCATCATGGGGCGTGGCTATGACGCAGGCGATACCCGCTATTCTGATCATGGCCTTGGGTGGGATCGTGCGGGCAAGCATGACGAAGACCGTTACGTCACGGCCTGGACGCGGGACAAGATCCGCAGCTTGTGCATGGATGGGCGGCGCAATGACCCCCTCATTCAGGCGGCTTGCAAGCGCATCGTTGACTTTTGCGCGGGCCCGGACGGGTTAATCTTGCAGGCGGCGACCGACAATGACGCCGTAAACGCCGAGTACGACCAGTATTTCAAGGAGTGGTCCAACCGCTGCGACTTCCTCGGCGTCCTGTCTTTTGGCGATTATCAGCGGCTCATGATCGACGCTGACGAGCATTCAGGCGATTGCCTCATCATGCGCCTGTCCAACGGTCAGCTCCAGGGCATTGAGGGGGAGCACATTCGCCAGCCGCACAACGTGCCTGAAACCGCTTCGCAATACGACGGAATGCGGCTTAACTCCATCGGGCAGATTACCGCCTTTTGCATCCATAAGCGCGACAAGTCCGGGCAGTTCAGCGGGCTTGACTACGAATGGGTTGACGCCGCCGCCTGCTACCATTGGTCAGACCGTTGGCGCTTTGACATGATGCGCTCCTTGCCTGAGTTGGCTTGCGGCATCATCCCGGCGCGACACATCAAGGACGCCAACGATTCAACGCTCACACAGGTGCGGGCGCAGGCAAAGCCCGCTATGGCGACCGAGACGTTTACCGGCAACGTGGCCCCTTCTGGACGCAGCGCAGCCCGCACGGCTCAGAGCGTCAACAAGACCCGCGTGGAAGAGCTGGACGGCGCTACCCTGTACCACTTCCTTCAGGGAGAGGGCGGTCTTAAGTTCGCGGCTCCGACAACGCCGAACAGCAACCTGACCCCGTTCTTGACCTTCAATATGCGCCGGTTCGCGGCTATCACGGGCTTTGCCTACGAAGTCTTGATGCTCGACATGACGGGCGGCAACTTCTCGCAAAACAAGATGATGCGGTATTGCACTCAGGCGGCAATCGACACGAAGCAGAAGCGCCTCGCCAAGTTCGTGCAGTTCACGCGCTCATGGCAAATCGCCCGTGGTGTCGCCCGCAAAGAGATCCCGCCCGCCCCGTTCATCAAGGGCCGCTCGCAGTTCGCGGACGTTCGCGTGATCAAGCCGCCGCAGACGTGGGCAGACGATGCCGACCAGATCGGCACGGACACCAAGGAAATTCAGGCTGGGCTCGCGTCCTACAGCGAGAAGGCGGGGCGCAAGGGGCAAGACATCGAGGAAATTTGGCGGCATAAAATCAGCGACTTGGTGCTCCTTAAAAAGCTGTGCGCGGAAGCGTCCAAGGATGGATTGCAAATCAAGCCTGAGGATATCGCCGTCATCAATCTGCCTGGCGCACAGGCACAACCGCAGCAGGCCGCACCGTGAAAAACGAGATCCGTTTACAGGCTAAATTGGGCGAGCCGTGGGCCATTCGCCCGCAGTCGCTCCACGCGTTTCTCGCCATGGAAGACGACCGGATGCCGTTGCGTGAAAAGGATGAGCACGCGCCCGCCATGCAGGGTGCCGTCGCCGTTGTGCCGCTCGTTGGCGTCATGATGCGCAACCCCGACGAAGTCGATTACATGCTCGGCGCGTGCAGCACAACCGCCTTTTGTGCCGCCATGAATGCCGCCGCCATGAATGCCGCCGCGTCCGCAATTCTGATCGATGTCGACAGTCCTGGCGGCGAGGCGCTCGGATGCGATGAGGCGGCTGATGCGGTCAAGCAGGCGCGGGCAATCAAGCCCGTTGTGACCTACAGCGGCGGAATAATGGCGAGCGGCGCTTATTGGGTTGGATGCAATGCCGACGCCGTTTATGGGTCCGCGATGGCGCGAATCGGAAGCGTAGGTTGTTACGCGCTCTATCGCGACTACAGCAAGTATTTTGAGAACAGCGGCATCAAGTCTTTCCTCGTCAAGTCCGGCGACAACAAAGGCGACTTCGCGCAGGGGTTGCCTATCACGCAGGACATGATCGACGGAGCGCAGGCCCGCGTTGACAAGATCGGGGCTATGTTCCGCGAATGCGTGAGCGCGGCCCGCCCGTCGATTGCCGCCGCCGATATGCAGGGCCAGGACTTCATGGGCGACGATGCGTTGAAAGCCGGTTTCATTGATTCGGTGTGTGGGTTTAACAGGGCGCTTGCCGATGCTGGAACATTGGCCCGTCTGCGCTCTGATCGTGGTTAGTCGAAAAGCAAAAAGGAACAGAAAATGAAGAAGTTCGTTGCGTTTATCGGGATTCTCGCGCTGGCGGTTTCGCTGGTGCAGGCGGAGAGCCAGACGTTCACGGTGTCGGTTGCCTCGAATCAGACCGCCTTCACGGCCGCGCTGCCGGTTCACGGTGTGATTGATCGCGTCGAGCTGGTCCGGGCCGCGAGTGCGCCTCAGTGCGATGTCATCGTTGGCACGTTTGACGGCACGACCGTGATTGACACTTGGGTGAGCGTCCTGAACTGGGCCGAGGGCGGAGCCAAGGAGACGAAGGTGATTCGCCCGCGCCTGATCGGTACGGACATCACCGGCACGGCCCTGACCTATGGTAGCGCCCTCCAGGTGACGAACATCACGCAGCAGCTCACGGCGACCTACGAGGCCCCGATGGCTGGCGGGAACGTGTATGTGAAGCTGGTCAATGACGCGACCGGATCCAACATCACCGCGACGGTCAAGGGCACCATCTACTTCACCCCCGTGCAGCGGTAAAGGAGAATCATGGAAACCCCCGTTCAACTGCTGGATAAGGCGAACGCAAGCCTTGCGACCTTGACCGCCGAAGTGGGTACGCTCAAGGCCGAGTCGCTCAAGTCGGCTGACGCTATCAAGGCGCTCACCGGCGAACGCGACACGCTCAAGGCGCTGGCCGATGAGGCGTGCGCCAAGGTTGCCTCGCTGGAAGGCGAGAAAGCCACGCTGGCCGCGTCCATTACGGACCTGACCGGCAAGCTGGAAAGCGCCGAGGCGAAGCTGAAAGACCCCGCGCTGCTGGCCGCCGCCGCACTCGTGGCCGCTGCTCCCGTGGCGGGCTTGGGTGGCGAAGGCGCACCCCAGGCGTCGAATGCCGAGAAGACCAAGGAAATCGAATCGAAAATTAAAGCGACGGACAACGCCATGGAAAAGGCGACCCTCCGCGCTCAACTCCGCGACCTGTAAGAAAAGGACACTCAAATGGCTAACGTGACGTTTACGACTTTCACCCAGGAAGAGCGCATGAAGGATGCGTTCATCATGGCGCTGCGCACCAAGCTCGTCCCCATGGACGCCTTCACCACGAAGTTTGACCTCACGGGCAAGCGCGTGGGCGACTCCATCGTGGTCGGTAAGTACACGGGCGGCGTTGCTGCTACCCGCGTTCCCGGAGCTGCGGGCGTTGGCTCCGGCACCGTGGTTGGCGCGAAGCTGACTCTGCCCAACCCGACCTACGTTCAGTGGGGTATTCCCTCTGGCGTGGGTGGTGCGGAAGACTTTTTCCGCGTGGGCATGGACCAGATGAAGATCCTCGCAGCGGCGATTCTTGCGGTGCCGTTCGCCAAGATCACCTCGGCCAACTACGGCGACACCGTTGCCGACAAGCTGGTCAAGAGCTCCGGCGACTTTGGCCGCTCGGCTGTGGCCTCTCTCGGCAAGCTCGCCGCCGCCAAGGGCATTGACGGGAACATGGTCCTGAACAGCGCCTATTACTGGCAGCTCCTGACCGAGTACAGCGCGGGCATTCTGGACAAGGAAGCGTTCACATCCGGTATCCTGCCCATGCAGGCCGGAATGACGGCTTACCAGTATCCCGCGCTTCCCGACAACGACGAGGCCCTCGGCGGCGCGGTGTGCGCCAAGAGCGCCCTGCTGGTCGGTATGGCCCCGCTGCTGCCCGAAGGCAAGCCCGGCGACGGCGACCTGATCTCCTCGGAGATCATCACGGACCCCGATGGCAAGGTGGCTATGTGCTATACCCGCTGGTTCAAGAGCGATGAAAGCACCATGTTTGGGCGCTGCGAAGTCATGGCCGTTGCCGAAGTCGGTGACTCGAACGGCATCATCCGCATCGTGGGCGAGTAAGGAACATCAATGCCCGTCGATTTTGCCAACTTGTTTATTGCAGATCACGCGGTGGGAGCCGGTGAGCATTCCCAGGCGGTCGAGTTCGCTTCAAGCGGGCGCGGCCGTCCGGGCTTCACCGTCCCTGATGCCATTGTTGGCGATTTGCAGTTGGACGAAATGAGCAAGATCGACGGGGATCTCGAATCGTTTATCTCAACTCTCATTGTGCGCCGCTCCCAGTGTCCATATATCCCCCGCAAGGGGCAGCGGGTGACACTGGCGAGCGGGCGCGTTTGTTCCGTCGATACCGTCATGACTGAGGCAAGCGATGGGGTGACGCTCCCCATGCAGATAAGGGCGGAAGTCAATGGCTGACGGATTCGCCATCAAGGTTGATATGTCTGACTTCAAACGTGCTATGCATGAGTACGAAAAAGTCAGCAAGCGGGACTTTGCGCAGATCGTCACAAGCAAGCTGGGCAAGCTGGCTAAAGTTGCGGCTGGCATTGTGAAGCGCACGACGAAAGAGACCGTTGAAGCATTTAGGGAGTCTAAGCATTTTTGGGCATTCATCAACAAAGTCCGCAACAAGGGCATGAGCATATCGAAGCGGCGCAGGGCGAAGGGCGCGGAGATTGATAAACCGTACATCGACCTTTCAACTGGGAAAAGAATCAATGCCCGCAAGTGGATTCACGAAAAGCGGACCATCGGCGGCGCAGGCGCAGCGTCGGTGAAGCGGGAAAAGCTGACCCGTGAAATGAAGATGATCGCGCTGCGGGTGATCCGGCGTCGGGTGGGCAAGGTCAAGTCTTTCGTCGGGTTGTTTCTTAAGGCGTCTCATCTTTTAGGCGAGCGCGTTACGCAGTCTGACCTCGGCAAGAACGCGTGGAAGACGCAAGGAGTTGACGCGGCAAAGGCGGTTCCTGGCGGGAAGTGCATCGCTTATTTCACTTTACCGATTCGCGCCGATTTGAGGGAAACGGGCGAGGGCAACCGAAACTTGCGCGAACAGCAAAAGGTTTTGATGGTGAATCAGGCAATCGACATCGCCAAGCAAACGATCACGCGGGAAACGCTGGATGAAGTTCAGAAGCGCCTTGCCCAGTTGGCGATCAAGGCAAGCAAGAGGGCCGCATGAAACCGTTAAACATCAAGGGCAAAACCGAGACGGCTTTCCTGCGCATCCTCGAGCCGCTGAAAGACTCGCAAGACCTGTCAGGCTTTCAATGGGTTTGGCGTTTCTTCAGGGGGACGCTGAAGCAGAAGCGAATCAGCGTTGTGTGCGGCGTCCCGTCCGTTGCCGAGCGCCTGGAAGATAGCACCCCCTGGCTGTGGAATGTCCCCGTGATGGTTGAAGTTGTCACGGGTAAAAAGGCGACGGAGCCGGAAGCGCATGACGAGTTTGCCGCAACCGTCCTTGAGGCGATATTCGACGGGTCCGATACCTGCGCCGCACTGAACGCCGCCATGGGGAACGAGGGCTTTAAAGCGTTTTCGTGGGCCATTCAGGACGGGCCGGAAGATGACATTGACGATGAAACGCGGCGCACAAAGACAACCGGAATTTTGATGATGATGCCGTTCGCGGCGCAAACAGGAGCATAGGACATGCCTACGATCAATGATGGAACAACTGTGCCTCTGACCGGTTTCCCCGGAACGCTCACCGGCACGACTCAACAGACCGTTGAGATGACCAACGGCATCCGCAAGACCGAGCGGGTTATGAATGAGAGCAACGAAGCGGGCGCGGTGGTTTTTACCGGCAAGCACAAGGACGTTTCCATTTCGGGCATCATGCTCGCCACCAGTGCGCCTGCCCTGCGCATGTCCGTGCCGTTCGCCTACAACTCGGTGAACTACCGCACGACCGCGTTTAACGTGGCGAGCACCCGCACCCTGCGGCGCTTCGGCCTGACCGGACGCAAAGAGGCGTCCATGACCTACACCCTGCCCGCTTAAGGATCACACCATGACAACGCCCTCCGTACAATATGCCACCGGCAAAGAGCCCGCCATCGGCTTTGCCACCGCCGCAATCGCCAACGCCTCGCGTGATGAGGAAAATGTCGTTGAGACCGGCGATGTTGAAGAGGTTGAAGGCGAGGCGGGCGCGGTTGAGTCCGTCATCACATCGAATCTCGGCAAAGAAGTCTCCGTCAACGGAACCGCCCTTTCCGGCATGACGCTCCCCGAAATCGGAGACGCCTTGACCGCCGCCGACCTTGACGGGTATTGCACCGCCGCGTCAATGTCCAGCACCCCGACGCTTTCCAGGTTCAACCTCGGCGTGAAGAAGGAAGATTCCATAACGGTGACATAATCTATGTGGACGATTCACAAGGCGGCATTCTTTCCCTCTCCGGTGCGCATCTGCGGCGTTTCGCTGATGCCGCCTACCGTGGGGCATTATGCCATCCTTGAAGCCATAGAAAGCCCGTTTCTGTGCGGTGGCAACGCCAAGGCGGGCGACTTGCTCGGCACCGTGGCGCTGCTCTCCGTGAGCCACAAGACCGCCGCCGAACTGGTCCGGCGTCCGGCGCGGTGGGGATGGCGGCAGCGGGCGCTTGCGTGGCGTATGCGGCGCAAAAGGTTGACCCTGGAAGACGAGACCCGCCGCCTGTCCCGCTGGATGGCTGAGTGCGTTTGGTTCCCTGAACGGTTCAAAGACCCCGCCACTGAAAAGCCGTCGTTCCCGTCATCCGTCCCGCACGCGAATAAGCTGGTCTGGATCTTGACCGAGCATTTCCCGAAAGCGGACGTGCTCGCCATGAACATCATCGAGGCGCATTGCTACGCCTTGAGCCGCGCTGAAATGGTCGGCAATCAGTTTGAGACCTTGCAGGAATATCAACAGGTGTGGCTCCCCGAAGGATACGCCTATCACCCGACTGAGTATCCCGAAATCAACGCGGCCAAGGAAGCGGTTACGCGGGCGGGCCTGCTGATGAAGGACGCCGGGGACGCCATGAATGCCGCCAAGGTCAGCGGGGATGACAAGAAGATTGAAGCCGCCAAGGACATGATGACCGCCGCACGCGCCGAAAACAACAAGGCGACCGAAGCCTATAAAACAGCCTGCTTAAATGCGGGAGGGGGACCGTATGCGTAGATTCATCCCATTGCTTTTCCTTGCTGCGTCCGCTTTTGGAGCCGACGAAATTGTCCTTTCCGCGTCCCTCAAGATTGCAAGCGGCAGCGTGATTCAGTCTCAGGCGTCTGGCGAGCTGAAATACGACATGACCGCCGCCACTCCGGTTTATGCGGGAGCCGTCACCCTGCTATCGAACGCCACTACGCAGACCCTTGACGCCGCCGCCGTTGGCGATCCGGGCTACCTGTGGGCAAAGAACACCTCGACCAACGGCATCATCTACGCTGGCCCCACGAATGCGGCTGGCACGCTGCTGCCCGTCATCGAACTGCGCCCTGGCGAGCTGCACATGATCCCGCGTGGGTCAGCCGATATGTTGTTTACTTCCAGCGTCACGAATCTGACCGCGCTTCAGTGGTTTCTAATCACGCGCTAACGGGGGCAAGGCATGGCAACCGTCAGAGTAGATATTGAGGGCAATTCCTCAGGGCTCACGAAAGAGCTGAAGAAAGCGGACGCCTCCGTCATGGACTTCGGGCGCGGGCTCTCGTCCATTGCCGGGAAGCTCGGCATTGCTTTTAGTGTTGGAGCCATCGTCAATTTTACGCGACATACTATTGCCGCCGCAGATGCTGTAGTAACCTATGCGAAGGGAATTGGCGAATCCGTGCAGGCTACGCTTGCACTTTCCAAGGCTGGAATTGAGTCAGGCGTTGCCCAGGAAAAGACCCTCGGTTGGTTGCAGAAAATCAAGGACGCGCAGGAAACCATTGTTAAGTCGGGGGGTAAGTCTCCGCTTGCCGCGCAGCTGGAAAGCATCAACATAAGCGTTGCCGAGTTTGTTAACATGTCTCCTACCGAAGCATTCAACGCCTTGACCGAGGCGGCTATCAAAACAGGCAAGGGCGTTTCAGTGTTGACCGACATTCTCGGTAAAATGTCGGCGTCCGATGCGATGGACATGAAGAGCATCATTGACGCGGCGGGAGGGTGGGACGTTTACAAGGCTGGCGTTGAAAGAGCTGCCGAGGCTACAAGGAAACTTGCCGACCAGCAGGACCGGATTGACAAACTCAAGGCCAGCGTTAGCGAAGCCGCTACCACTTGGCTTGGCGACCTGATTTCCCTTGCCGCAAAAAACAACGAGACAATGGGGCTTGGCGAAAACAACGCTGCCGGATTTCTTCCGGCCTTTTTTCAAAATCTTGACCCTTATTCGCGGGCTTACGCGCAAAACGGACTCGGCGTAAACACCCCGAATCTCAATGGAACAGCTGGCGCCGGAACCGGGGCAACTGGATCTGGGGCAGAAGAAAGCCCCGCCGCTCTCATGGCGCGGATTGCAACTGAAGCGGATGAAGCCGCCAGAGCCAAGCTATATGACGCATGGAAAAACCGAAACACGATGGACGAAACAATCGCTGGCTATGGCGATGTTAAAACCATGAAGTCGATGCGGGAAGGCACGCGGATAGGAATCGAAGGCGACCGCAGCTGGATGAGCCCGCAAAAGTTGGCCGAAATGATCGCTTTTGAAAAAGCGTTAACCGCTGAAATCGAAAAGCGGGAAAAGGTTGAATCAGACATTGCCGACAAGCGCCAAAAAATGATAGACGCAGCCGCCGAACAGCGCGAAACCGTCCGCATCAACACGAATAAAGCCATTGAGGGCATCACCGTTGGCGTCCCTCGCCTGAACGACATGGAATCCGTTGGCGCAATCATGGGCGGCACGGGCCGAGCGGCGGATAGCATGCAGCAGAGGCTCGACAAAATAGCCGACATCAATTTGAAGGCTACCGAAAGCCTAAAGTCTATCGACGAAACCCTGAAGGGGTCATAACATGACGGATCCCACAGTCCAAGGGTCAACCGAGTTCACCTTGCGCCATCGCTACACCGCACGCGACATAGCGCGGGGCGTTGTCACTACCGAAGTGTGGAACGGGCTTTATTCCAGCCATGAGGAAAAGGCGCTTGACCTGTGGGCGGCAGGCGCGGTCAGCGTCACCCCATCCATGGGCGGCTCGGTCTGCACCATTACGGCCATTTTCGGCGGCACGCAGGGATCACAGGGCGGCGGGTCAGGTGGTGGCGGCACACCCGTTTCCATTGAGCCCATCACCGTCAGCTGGTCAGACGACCCGCACGTTTCAGAGGTGGACCTTAAGGGTATCCGCACATGGGGGCTTGACGGGAATCCCCTTTCCGCTGACAACAAGGAACGCGCCCGCATCCTTAACTTGATCGACAAGTACATTTCATCGGGCCAGCTTGACCTTGTTTCGGCGCTGACTGACATTACCGACAATCAGAAAAAATATGGCATTATCAAGGCGTCCGGCATTAACGGGGCCTATCGGTCTACCTATGCCGTCACCAAGACAACGACATGGGCGCGGTTCAAGGACGCCAAAGGGTATGTCGATTACTCTAAGCAGCTCAAAGTTATTTCATGGGCCGAAGTCGGCGCACCGTCCGATTACGACGAACCGCTTTATAGGGACATTGATATAAACGGAACTTGGGTAACGTCTCATTGCGAATGGCTTACCATGCCGCCGCGCAAGGGCTTGCAGGGGCGCGTCTTCACCGTGATTGAAACTTGGCTAGGGGCATACAAATGGAAGGCGGAACTTTATGACGGCGGCACAGGTTAAACTCTTTGCGGTCTCTTGCCTTGTGGCGTCCTCGTGTTTCGCGCAACTCAACGTGCGAAACCTGACCGCGACAACGGCAGTTGAATCGGCGTCCATTCCCGCGTCCGTGCCGCTCCGGTGGTATCGCGGGGAGTCCGTCAACTTCAACCACTGGTCAACGGAAGGCGGCACCGCGTGCGCCTGGACCAACCTCTCCAACCTCGTTGCCGTCTGGAGCCTGACCGCCAACCGCTCCGACGACCAGGACCCGGACAACTCCAACACCTACATGTGGGTGACGGGCGCAGTGACGGCGGCATCTGGCAAAGTGACATTCTCCGCGCAACCGAGTTGGACCGCCATGCCCGCTAGTAACTATTGGTCATTTGTCACCCTCTATCAAACGGACGCGCTCGGCTTGACCAACGAATACATCGGCGTCCTGCACCGCGCAAACGCCAACGTGCTCTATCGGGACACGGGGGTGAACTACGCTGGCCCGTGGGAAGTGCCGTCCAACATGGTTGACTCATACGCCCGCTCGCTCATCGCCGCAGGCGTCCCCGACTACACATCCCGCTCAAACACCGCCGCCATCTCCACCGCCCTGACCACCGAAACAAACCGCGCCATCGTTGCCGAGGCGGGCCTGTCAGCGTCTATCGCAGGGGTCAACGTGACGGCGACAAATGCCGCTACCAACTCCCTGCTTGCCATTGCAGTCATCAACGCAGAAGTGGCGAAAGGCAACATTAATGCCTCCTTTGCCAGCAACTTGATTTATACAATCATCAGCTCGGTTTCCCCGACGCAGCGAGTCGGTCATGCGGATACGGCAAGCGCATTGGTCATGCCCGATGGTTCTGAAAACAAGTTCTGT